CAGACTTCGAGGACCACCCCGTGCCTGAGGGCCGCGTCGTCTACGGACTATTCGACGTCGACTACCATATGACGATTGAGCAGCTCTCGTTGCTCGCCATGGACAGACACCCCATGTCCATGTACACCATCACCCCGCGGGCCCTGGCCTGCAACTCTGATGGCGTGCGCGTCACTTGGCACGAGGGTCAATGGCATACTGAAGTAGCCAACAACGTCTACGCTCACCAACTCTGGAAGTGGGACGGTGAAACAGTCACCTTCGTCGACCCCCGCCCGAACCTAGCCCTCACGGCCGCCCGTACCGCCACCGTTGGCGGCATCACCGCCTTGTTGTGGTGCGCGCGCGACCTGTGCGTTGCTCAAACCGCCAACTACGGACCCTGGGGCCTTTTGGAAGTCGTGCGGCCAGCACGTGTCTCCAAAGAGTGGGCCGCCCTCGCAGCCATCGCGGCAATCCCCGTCGTGGTGCTATTCCACCGTGCCGCCGAGGTCTTCCTCGGCCCACGCCGCGAACTGTACCGTATCGAGCGCACAACCATGGGCGAACAGAGGGAGCTCGTCACCCTACTGCACTGCCGCACGTTCACCTCGTGGCAGGCCTACGCGTACGAGATGACGACCGGCGCCTTCACCGGGCTGGAACGCAACGTCCCCGACGAGGCATCCGGACACTGCGCCCGTAGGTACATCACTCCAAGTGGCTCATACACGTCGTACATGCGGAACGGCACCCGCGTGAGCCAACAAATCGACGACGGGGGCATCGCCATCATCGAGGATCTTCACGCCGCACTCGGCAAGACCCCCACCGCGGTCGCCCTTAAGGCCGCGCTGCAGCGCAACGGAGACGAACGCACGCCTGAGGAGGCACGTGCGGTCGCTGCCGGCGTCGCCGCCTTCCGCACGAAGAACCCCAGCTCAGTGTCCCTACTCGAGCCGTGCGGAGAACCGATCACCCACTACGAGATGGGTAAACCCGATGGCCGCGAGAGTTTTCCGAAGTGCACTCTCCGCACCTTCATGGACCCGATTTTCTCCGACGGGTGTCCGGTGCCAGCCATAACAGCACAGAAC